TCCAAAGTATTGTAACAAAATACAACTTGTATTCTGGATTTTCTGTTGGTGCTGCTGATTTGATTGCAAATGCAGAAACCTACGAATTCGTAAACAAGACACTTGCGGATGGCAAACAGAAGGTTGCCGATATTATGTCAAGTGTTCATGCGGGTACATTTGTAAATATCACGGGTCGCTCAAATGGTGCTGAACTTGAAAACAGAATCATGAACGCTCTAAAAGAAATTAACTCAAAGATTGAGGAGAAAGTTGAAAATAGTCTACCAGGTGATAACCGAATGGTTGAAATGGTAAAATCAAAGGCAAAGGGTTCCAATTTGAATATTACTCAGATGATGGCTCTACTTGGTCAACAGATGGTTGCTGGTCAGCGTATCAAATATACTCTACAGGATCGTACACTTCCTCACTTTGCTCGTTATGATCACGGTATTGAGTCACGTGGATTTGTAGAAAATAGCTTCATCTCTGGTCTACGTCCCGCTGAGTTCTTCTTTCACGCCATGGGTGGACGTGAGGGTCTCATTGATACTGCAGTAAAGACTTCAGATTCAGGTTATATTCAGCGTAAGCTAGTGAAGATGATGGAAGATCTTCACGTAGAATATGACGGAACAGTTCGTAATATCAACGGTTCTATCTATCAGTTTGTGTACGGTGGTGATGGAGTAGATAGTACTGCCATTGAGAACCAGCCTATTGAACTTGGAGTGGCTAGCATGGAACAACTCTATAAAGAATTTGCAGCTTCAGTTGACGATTTCAAAGCAGTGATGAGTGCTGATCCTGGTACAGAAATTGATGATCTGATGGATCAGATTATTGCTGATCGTGACGTACTTGTTCGTGATGTGTTCCGATATGTTAAGAAGACTGAAGTATATGCACCGGTTCATCTAAAGCGTCTTCTTTCAAAGTATGCAAACACGTATGCTGTAAAAACTGACCTCACTCCTGCATATGTTGTAGCTGAACTTAACAAGCTAGTTGAGGAACCTATGATTAAACCGAACTACCTATTCCACATTCTACTACGCTACTATCTTGCACCGAAGAAGTCTATCATTGTCATGCGTCTAACACAGTCTATGTTTGACGAGGCTCTCAAAGACATTCGGTTCAAATACATGAAGGGGAAAGTTCATGCAGGTGAAATGGTTGGAACGTTGGCTGCTCAGTCAATTGGAGAGCCAACTACTCAGCTTACACTAAACACATTCCACTCAGCTGGAACTGCAAAGGCTAATGCCACGCAAGGTGTTCCTCGAATTGTTGAACTTCTTTCTGTGTCACACAATCCTAAAAATCCTTCTAATGTTATCTATCTTCGTCCTGATATTGCGATGTCAGAGAATGCTCTCTTCAATAAGACCAAAGAAATTCAGAAGACAACGCTACGTGATATTACGCGATCTGTTCGCATCTATTATGATCCGGATCCATCCTCAAAGAATTCTTCAGTTGAAGAAGATCGCCAGTTTCTAGAAACATACCAGAAATTCTCAGTTACAAATCAATCATCATGCAATTCTCCTTGGATCATTCGACTTGAAATTGACCGTATACAGATGGCTGCACGAGGTGTTATGGACATGAACATGATTGCAACAAAAATCAATAATAACAAAGTTCTACGTGTATTCGAATGTGTATATACGGATACCAACTCACCAGATAAACTAGCTATGCGCATTGCATTCCTACCTGATACTGTAAAGAATTCTCTATCTCTCCGTTTTATCGAAGAGAAACTTCTTGATACGGTTCTAACTGGTGTAGCTAATATTGGTCGTGTCTACCGCCGTGATAACAATAAGGAACTTATTTATGATGAGAAAGTTGGAGGATACGTTCCTATGAAGCAGATTGTTCTAGATGTGGATGGTACCAATCTTCTCGATCTTGCTACGATTGATGGTGTAGATTCACTCCGTTCATTCTCGAATGATCTTCACGAAATTCTTGATATCTTTGGAATTGAAGCTGCTCGTTTGGCGCTCTACAAAGAGTTCATGGAAGTCTTTACGGCTGAATACGTAAACTACCATCACATGATCACACTCATTGATGTAATGACGTATCCTGGCTATCTAGTAACGGTTGATCGCTTTGGTATGAAGAAAAGCAATAATGGTGTGCTTGCTAAGTCTTCATTCGAAGAGACATCTCAAATTCTGTTTGATGCTGCTATCTCTGCTGATTTTGATAAGATGAAGGGTGTGTCTGCAAACATTATGTTCGGTCAGAAACCCCCTTGTGGTACTGGATTTGTAGATATCCTTGTAGATGAAACCAAGCTACCTGAAGGAGCCGAAGAAGATATGTCAGTCTTTGATTCAGATTTGAAGGCTGCTAATATTGCGGTATCGCAAGATGAAGATACTGGACAGTGTAAGATGGAAGATGTTCTTATGGCGTGGTAAGTTACTTCGATGCAATTATAAATATTAAGTAAAGCATATCAAACATAAGCCGGAATAAAGGTCTAAACCAAATAATAGCAAGTAACATATTTCCATCACCATATCTATCATAAAGAAACAGCGATACAGCCCACGCAATACCTAATCCTGTAAGCCATGCTCCTGTAATTTCGGAAGATAACCAATAATTATTATGGTCGAGCTTGTTAGATGTCATATACACAATAACACCGGTTCCAATTATACAAAAAATAATAACCCCAAGAAATGTCTTAGACACCATTTTTGTTTTAATAGAACGAGATTAATCTAGTATACCATGGAACAACCCAAATATGATAGCGTAGTAAGCGCCGTCGTATCTGCGTTTCAAAAGAGAGCTGAAATTGGACAGAAAAAATATGGAACTACTCTAGATCGTAATGACCTAACTTTTTTGCAATGGATTCAGCATGCACAGGAAGAATTGATGGATGCTATTTTGTATCTTGAAAAACTCAAACAGGTAACAAAATAGGTTACTAATTGCTGTAGGCTAACCCGGCCATGCCACTCATGATACGGAGGATATTGTAGTTCACGGCGTATACACGAACATCAAACGTGCGATCCTGAGTCTCATCCATCGTTAGTTCACCGCTGATGTTCATGACAATTGTGGCCGTATCAATGCGGGAGAAGTTGCACGTACCGGACGGCTGGTGCTCCTCCGGCTTGAGAGCAAATGAATACATAAAGATACCACCCTGGTGAACAGGTAGAGCCGTTGTTGACTGAATTGTCGCACCTAGGCCACTGTGGTGCTGGTAAATCTGAGGCTGGTTAAAGTAATCACCATAACGCTTGTCCATGCGATCCTGTCCATTGATCTGGATCCACTGGCTGTAAACCGCCTCCTTATCATACGTAAAAGGCTGGAGACGAGTCGCAGATGCACGGTAGCCCTGAGCGAGCTTGCAGTTGCGGTACTCAGACGGCTGTACAACCCATACAAGTTCCTTAACAGGGTGGTTGAACGTTAGATCAACACGGTTATTGTAAGAAGCAATACCCTTATCTTCGTTGTACTGTGTCTGCTCGATTAGATACTCGTGGCTCTCCTGCGCCATACGACGACGCTCCTCCGTGTCTAGGTAGATATAATCGACATAGATAGCAGCCTGAACGGGCTGCTTTAGTGAAGCAACGGCAGAAGGAGTAGTATCGCCAGAAATAAATACTGCATCATTCCACTGGAGATCAATCTTTACCTCGTGGTACTGAAGAGCAATAAGAGGAAGGGCAGCACCAGGATTGCGAGTGTAAAAGAAAGGTAGAGGAATGTAGAGTGTATTCGGAAGAGTAGGCTTTCCTGATCCTGTATTGCACTGAGTAGGATCAGTGAATGTACTAACACTGTTTGTCGTTGTTAGGAATGATGTATTGGGACCACCGCCTACCATGTTCCAGAGCTTCTTGGATGTCACGAAATCAGACGTTAGAGAGTCCCAAAGGTACATCCACTCGCCATATAGACGATCGATCTGCTGACCACCGATATTGAGTTCAACATACTTGATTAAGTTGTAACCAAGACGACCCTGATCATTGTTAAATACACCGGATAGGCATTACAACTTCGAGGTATGTCGTGTAAAGTAGATCAGCGTGACGGCCAAGCACAGCAGAATGCTTCGTACCCCAAGCGGCCTGTCCAGTAAAATTTACACGAAACGGCTCCATGGCGAAGTTCGTGTGGCGCTTAAAGAGACCCTTCCAGAACGTAATTTGCGGATTGCCACTGAGGTATGCATCTTGGGCGCCACAGGCGACGAGCTGTAATAGACCACCACCCATTTGTCTTTATATGTTAAGCATACTGAATTTTTTAATGGTGGCGACGACGGCGCGTACGACGACGCTTGCCACCCTCTTCACCGCCTTCCTCACCACCTTCGCCACCGCCATGCTTCTTATACGTCTTCTTCGCCTCCACGATGACCTTCTTAAGGCCATCACCCTTCTTGTAGGTACCCTTTGACTTCATCTGCTTCATCGTCTTCTTGACATGCGTGAGCCACTTGTTTGCCATTTTTGTATTGTAGAGTAGAGTTTTTATACAACCACGTTGTAGATCGGACTTATTTTTTGCATAGGCTGAAAAGATACCGCAGGGTCAGGCTGAACAGGAGTCTTATATTTTTTCGGAGCGAGCTCGCGTAATGCTTCGGGTTTGAGAACTAGACTATTTTCCTGAAATTCACCAATGTATAATTCCATCATACTATCAACCGAACCATAATTCATCATGATCCACTGGCAACCATACGTAAATAAAATTTGAGGATTGTAGTTTGTTAAATCCGCACCGATGTCCGGAACAACCATTGTGATCGAGTTACGGTTATGCTTAATAAGCTCTTCGTGATCATATGTTTGGGCAGCTTCCATATATGTTAAACGCCGAAGGTGAGATGTTGACCATGAAATATTTACTAATTCTTCCATTAGTGTTCCTTTCATGTTACCACCACTTACAATAATAAGCTTGCGTTGTAAATTGCAAATGGGTTCTACAACTAAGTTCTTACGCTGATAGCTGTAGCTACTATCTAGCATATACGCACGACACGTTGTTTTCAATATTTCGGCACACGCATTGATAGTTGTTGTCTTATTTGTGTGGAATACTAAACTTAGCATAAACGGGTCAGAAGAAACAGGACAGCTGACACTGTTAAATGCATTATTTACAATCGAAACACAACACGCTTGGAATGGAACTGTATTGTACGCATAATCTGTTCCTAGCTTTTGGTTCTTTAGACCAACAACCGGTTTGCCATTTCCATCGTCATAAATATCTAGTTCAACAAGACGAGGACCAGCTTTGATAACAAGAGGCAAAATTGAATCGGATACGTAATCATATACCTTAGCTCCAGGGTATAATGAATATGAAGAAGATGCAACATAGTAATCACACAATCTCATATTAATAGGCGTTGTAGGGCAACCAATAGGAGCCAGCTTTGTTACCTTCTCATAAGCACTAAACGTAGATTTTGCTGTAAGTTTAGCTTGAGTATCCGAAGGTGTAACTGCATGATATACAGTTGTTGATATAGCCCATACAATCACAGCGCCAACAATAAAGGCAATTGCATAGACCCATGTAGACCCTGCAGGGACTTGTGAGATTAACTTTTCAACATATGACTGCTCCATTATTTACTTCCAACACGAAATAACATTCCACGTAACCCTCTTACAACATCATCAGGGATGCGTTCACTCATTGGAATATTCAGCAAACAACAGTAATGAAAGTACAGACAATACATTCCACATTCTGAGTCTTGGTATTGATGACGAATTTTATTATAACTCATTACCATGGGTTTCGAATGTACCTTTGTTGCATCCCACTGTTCTTTCCATCGTTTCATCAGAACCTGGATCTGCTTTTCGGGTTTCTCTGCATATGAATCGAAAAATGTAATTTTAGGGAATTCTAGTTCAGGACGAATATCACAAAATAATGCGATCCAATGCTGTCCAGGTCCAGTACTTACATCGGTATTGAAAATAATACCGATTTGTGTCTTACCTTGCTTATAAAGACTGCTAATATCCATAGAGCACAGCGAACTAACTAAGCATTGACCTGTTTTGCTTCGCTTATCAAAATCTATCGGAAATGCCCCAACAAATGAATAATTGGAAAATAATTTCATATACTGTTTTTCCAAGTCTTCAATTTCATCTGATGATAACCATTGTTCTGGATTTGTAACCCATGAGTCCGGAGCTTTCGGCTTTGATAACATTGAAGTTATAATGCATTCAGCAGTTCCGGTATTGCAATGAGAATGAAACCGCTTCTTTAATTCACCCCATACTTTTGCAATATCACCCTTTGGAATCGGTTGTTCCGAAGAATGCTCTTTGTTGTAAACAGTTCTCAAGTTTTCAATTTCATTCTCACTGAATGACATCCTTATCTTCAAAACGGATTATGTTCTTGGCAATTAAATGATAATAAAAATGCAGGATCAGGTCAACACTCTTCGTCAACTAACTCGTGATTATCGTACGTATGACAATGAACTACGTCAACTAAATAGTCGTGTTTATGAACTTCGTGATGTTCGTAAGGGTGTAGAGCTTCTAATGATTGACATTCTAAAGCAGGATGCATTTAAGGAGTACAACAAGCTAAAGATTGAAGACGATGGATCGATAATCAAGATTCAGCGCCCTCAAACTTGGAACAAACCTTGGAGTATTTCACAGAAAGAACTAAAGACTCTTCTAGATTCATACTTTGATTCAACTCAAAACTCAAACTCTACAGACTGTTTCAATTACATTCTTACGAGTAAGAAAGCAACACTCCTTGCAGATGAATTTGCAATTACTCGAACGGTTGCAGAGTAAAAACGTTTCATATAATAATGGCATTTCCGGCAATATTAGACAATTTTGCTGATTTTTTGCGTCAGCAATCAGATAAAGCTGATCTTTTTATTGTTGAAATGAGTACACAGACTGCAGATAATATAATTGCAGCTCTTAACAAATTCAAAGAGGCAGATAGCCCCAAGCACAAGATAATGGCCGACAATTTTAGAAAGATAGTATCTAAAGTAGAAGCATCTGGAACACTTGAACCCAAAACAGAAGGTGGTCGTAAAAAACGGACAACGCGACGCAGAAAGCATAGAGGTACTAAATAATGATGTTGTATAACCCGTATAATACAAGCAATAGACTATTTTCAAAAAAAGACATTCAGTTAATTCTGTCTACACATAGAACAGAATTTACTGTTAAAAATACTAGCTTGTTTCAGACAGCTATGGTCCATTCATCTTATGTGAAAAAACAAAAATATACAACTCCTACAGGTGAAGAAACTGATCTTGCAGAATGTCCTAAAAATTGTTTGAGACTATTTGATGAGTCATATGAACGTCTTGAGCACTTAGGAGATACAATTTTGGGTGCAGCTGTATCTACTTATCTATTCAGACGGTATCCTGCTGAGAATGAAGGATTTCTTACAGACTTGAAGAAGGAAATTGTTTGTAATGAAAAACTTGGCGAGTTAAGTCAAAAATTGGGTCTTGATAAATTTTACATCATATCAAGACACAATGAAGAAAACTGTGGTGGTCGAGTAAATACGAAAAAGTTGTCTGATATTTTGGAAGCATTTATTGGAGCACTTTGGATTGATTCAAAGAACAACTTTGAAATTGTATCATCATTTGTAGTTGCATTAATTGAAATGTATGTTGATATTCCAGAAATTTTAAGAAACAATCGAAACTTCAAAGAACAATTGCAGAAAATGTATCAGTCTAAATTTCATCATACACCTACATATGCAATTGTTTCATCTTCTACAAATTCCTATACAATGGCTGCTCTAGATAAAGAAGGAAATCATATTGGAGTTGGAACAGCACCTACTAAAAAGCAAGCTGAACAGTTAGCAGCAAAAGATGCTCTACGCATTATTTAGAACAACAGTGTTCTTAACACGAGGAATATGTCTCACAAGTAGTTCACGCTGAGTTCCACCAACAGACATATCGTCTCCTTCAGGAATACCTTCGATTGCACGAAGCGCTTCAGCCACCCGTTGCGGCTGATCAGCAAACTGTAGAAGAAGCTGTGTACGAATTTGAGATCTTTTTAGAGCAGGACGAGATGTACGAACTGAACGCGAAATGTTACCTACTCCAGTTCCTTCGAGCGCAAAGTTATCTACTTCGTTTGCTTTCATAAACTCCAAAATAGCGCCTGAATTTTCTACTTTTTTCTTGTGGATCTCTTTAATTTGTTGACGTAGTTTACGTTCTTCATCATCTAGTGAGATCCAATTTTTAATCGTCTGGCGAACTTCGTCCATTTGTATATTTACATTGTTTGTATGAAAATTCATGCGTTTAAAATATGGATGAATCATCTACAACAGTATCGTGGAATTCACAACTTGAGTTAATTCTTTCTCAGGAAGGTGAAAGAGCGTTATGTTACTCATGGCTTCATAATAATTCTCAAAAACGATACACACGAATGGATACATACATTACACTTCCTACTATTTTATTATCAACTCTTTCTGGATCCGCATCAATTGGATCATCTTCAATATTTCCAGGACTAGCAAGTACAGCTAGTCTTGCGATTGGAACTTTATCCTTATCAGTTGGTGTACTAAATACAGTATCGAGCTATTTTGGTTGGGGAAAAAGATCGGAAGCTCATAAATCAGCTGCAATGACATATTCAAAAATACATCGTTTCATTATGATCGAGTTATCACTTCCAAGATCTGAACGAATGGCGGCAAAGGACATGTTAAAAGTTATTCGTGACCAATTAGATCGTTTAATGGAAACAAGTCCGCAAATACCTGATCCAATTATAGACTTATTTCGTCAAAAATTTTATACATCAACGCCGAATATTACAAAGCCCGAAATTACAAATGGTTTGGATCCAATTCATGTATATCATGAAGAAATGAGTCCTCGTTTTCAGATGAAATCAGTTCCTATTAAAATTTCCACTGACGATCACACTCAAGACAAGTTACAAACGTTGTCATCGGTTCATCTGCCGAACGAGTCTGCATCTGATAGTAGTCGCACTTAGTCTTCTTCTTGCAACCAGAACACCACATCATGATGGATGCACTTTCACTCTTCGAATACAAATTCTTTTCACTCTCAATAACTTTATTAACAACATCTTTCCAACGAGAAGGACATAGTTCAACTGATGATAGTTGTACCAAGCTACGCGGAGTTATTTCACCTTTCTTAAGTTTTTCTAGCCAATTCTCATTATTTTTAACATAGCTACTTGATCCGGACAGATTCTCATAGAGAGAAACTGCTCGGTTTCTGTACATGTTCCAGAATATGCGGTTTCCCCAATCAATTTCAATTCCTTCTTTAATCGAATCGTCACTCACGGCATGTAGAATTGAATCTTCAAGCTCTTTTACAATATCTTCGTTTCCAATAAGTTCCTGAAAGTTTTTAATAATAACATCACGAATAGCGCATTCGATGAATACATTTTTTGATTTTAGTTGAA